TATAAAGACCTGGAATTCTTTAAAAAAGTACAAGTATATACTGATAAGTTGTGGGAAGCCTATCAAGAGAATGGTTGGATTGAGTCCCCTATTTCGGGACACCAATTTATAGAAGATAATTTAGAGGATATGAAACCTCAAAAACTGTTAAATTATGTTCTCCAAAACTTGGAGACATCCACCAACGTTTGTATATTATGGGAAATATTTAGATTACTCAAAGGATGTAATACTAAATTAGTTTTATACACTTATGATTCATTCTTGTTAGATTTAGATAAAAATGAAAAACAAGTTGTAAAAGAAATATTAAATGTTTTTAAAAATAAAAAGTTACAAGTAAAATATAGTTATGGAGACACATATGACTTTAAATAAACCTTCTCATATGTATAAAGTAGACGATTTCAATGAGTTTTCTACTTTAAATATATCAGATTTGAACAATAAACTATTCTGCACATTCACTACACTTGAGGAATTAGATAATCTTATAGATTCTATTACTTCAAAATATAAAGTGATGTATAATAAAATATTTGTACTACACGTTAAGAGTAACGATGAGTACGTTTGTACCTATAATATTGATCAAGGTAATGTTTCAGACATTCCTTCAAATACTATTTTGGTACACAGGAAAAAAGAATCCAACACACTTTATACAATTAATGCTTTGAATGAGTTAATCAAACGCCTAAATGGTGGTGTAGTTGATACTCGTTTTCCAATTGAGTGGCAACATTATAGAAATACTATTTTGTTAACTCAGCATGATGAATTAAAGCAATTGAAAACAAAGATTTACAAAATTATTGAACTTTAATTTGGTGTCCATACCAAAGGTTATTATATTTAGTTACATTAAAAATTAGTTACATTATGGATTTAGACGTAATCAAAAAGCGCTTGGACTCACTGAACAAGCAATCAAACAACAGTGGTGGAGGTGGTAAGAACCTCTTCTGGAAACCTTCAGTAGGTAAACAATTAATTCGTGTAGTACCTTCTAAGTACAACAAATCAAACCCATTTACTGAAATGATGTTCTATTATGGCATCGGAAGTAAGCGAGTAATGGCTTCACCTGCAAATTGGGGTGAAAAAGATCCTATTATGGAGTTTGCAAAACAACTTCGTGGTACAAACGATAAAGAAAATTGGCGTTTAGCTAAAAAGCTTGATGCTAAAGTTCGTATTTTTGCCCCTATCGTAGTTCGTGGTCAAGAAGATGAAGGTGTTAAATTGTGGCAATTTGGTAAAGAAGTTTATCAAGAATTTCTAAATATGGCTGCTGATGAGGAAATTGGTGATTACACTGATATTGCTCAAGGTCGTGATATTAAGTTAACGACTGTAGGTCCTGAAGTTACAGGTACTCCTTATAATAAAACATCGATTGGTCCTTCATTAAAAACATCTGCACTTGCTGATAGTGAAGACACAGTTCAATCATTACTAGAAAACCAAGCTGATCCTATGAAAGTATTTAAACCACTTTCTTATGATGAAATGAAATCTGCTCTACAAGAATGGTTGTCACCTGAAGATTCTGAAGAAGAAGGTGATATTATTTCTGAACCAGCTGTTGCTTTTGATAGTGATGAAAAAGAAGAACCAAAATCAAATTATTCGTTGAGTACAAAATCTCCTAAAAAATCTAAAACAGAACAGTTTGATGATTTATTTAGCGAAAGTGGCGACGATTTACCATTTTAATTAAAAAAATATGCCAAGAGGAAAAACTAAAAAGTCTCTATCGGAGGCGGTCTCCTCTGAAATTAAAGCAAACTTCAATTTAGATAGCTTTAAGAATAAGAAGGGGCTTACATCAAAAGCTAAATTTAAAGAGCAAACCTGGATTCCACTTTCGGAAGCATACCAAGAAATTACTTCGGTACCAGGTATTCCTCAAGGCCATATTGTATTGCTTCGTGGGCATTCTGATACAGGTAAAACTACTGCCTTACTAGAGGCAGCTGTATCAGCCCAGAAGCGAGGCATTCTACCAGTATTCATTATCACTGAGATGAAATGGAATTGGGAACATGCCATTCAAATGGGACTTGAGGTTAATGAAGTTGTAGATGAAGAAACAGGAGAAATCCTAGATTACAATGGTCAATTTATCTATACTGACCGTGAAAGTATCAATTCAATTGAAGATGTAGCCGGTTTTATTTTGGATCTGATTGACGAGCAGAAAAAAGGTAATCTACCTTATGATTTGCTTTTCTTGTGGGATTCAATCGGTTCTGTTCCTTGTGAAATGTCTATTAAGTCAAACAAGAACAATAACGAGTGGAACGCAGGTGCTATGTCAACGCAATTTGGTAACAACGTAAATCAGCGTATTGTATTGTCTCGTAAGGAAAGTAGTCCATATACTAATACCCTTGTGTGTATTAATAAAGTATGGACACTTAAAGCAGAATCTCCAATGGGTCAACCTAAGTTGATGAATAAAGGAGGATACGCTATGTGGTTTGATTCAACATTTGTTGTAACATTTGGTAATGTTATGTCTGCAGGTACATCTAAAATTAAAGCAATTAAAGATGGTAAGCAGGTAGAATTTGCTAAACGTGTTAACATTCAAATTGATAAGAACCATATTAATGGTGTTACAACAAGAGGTAAGATTGTAATGACTCCTCATGGGTTTATTTTAGATAATGATAAATCCTTGAAAGAGTATAAAAACAATCAAGCAGATGCTTGGAGAAGCATTTTAGGAGGTGTAGATTTCAATATAGTTGAAGAAGATCAAGACTATACAGATATCGAAGCCCATACAGCAGAACCACAATAAATTATGAAAAAGAAAGATTTACTTAAGCTCCTTGATAACCTTGACGAGCAAGGCGAAGAGACTGTAGAAGGGCAAAGAATATTAATGATAGATGGTTTAAATCTATTCTTTAGAAATTTTGCAATGCTCAATATGGTAAACCCTGATGGGGTTCATATTGGGGGGTTAGGTGGATTTTTTCGTTCGCTAGGTGCTCTAATACGTCAAATAAATCCAACTAGTGTTTATGTAGTGTTCGATGGGGCAGGTTCGGCTAATAACCGTAAGAACCTGCTCCCCGAATACAAATCAGGTAGGAACCTACAACGTATCACTAATTGGGAAGTATTTGATGATTTAGAGGATGAAGACGATGCTAAAGTAGATCAAATAGTTCGTATAATTCAGTACTTAAAAACATTACCTGTTAAAACAGTATCTATTGATAAAGTAGAAGCAGATGATATTATAGCACACTTATGTACTATTTTACCTGAACAAGAAAAAGATAAAGTATTTATTGTATCTTCAGATAAAGATTTTTTACAATTAGTAAATAAAAATGTTATTGTTTACAGACCTATGGAAAAAGAATTTTATACTGAAGAAACTATTAAAGAAAAATTTAATATGTCTCCTTCTAATTTTATCATCTATAAAACACTTATGGGTGATAACTCAGATAAAGTTAAAGGGGTTAAAGGTTTAGGTGAAAAAAAATTATATAAATTATTTCCTGAATTGCAAAGTCAAGATTTATCATTAGATGATGTTTATAATATTTGTGAGTCTAAATTTAAGGAGCATGTAATTTATGCTAGAATTATTCAAGGAATTGATGATTTAGAAAAAAATTATAAAGTTATGGATTTATCAAATCCTATGATAGATGAAAATGATAAAAGTTATTTAAATCAGGTTGTTAAATCTAAAGAAATAAATTATATTCCTGATCAGTTCATTGCCATGTACAACGAAGACAAGTTAGGTGGTATGATCAGAAATTTAGAGTTTTGGATAAAAGATGTTTTTGAAAAATTAAGTTATAATAAATGACACTAGTAAGTTTAAATCAATATGGTACAGCATTTCAAATAAAAGTAATATCAGCATTATTAACTCATAAAGAGTTTTTAACAAATATTCATGATATTATTAGTGAAGAATACTGGGATAATCAAGCACATAAATGGATTATTAAAGAAATCCTAAAATATTACGATAAATA